CAAACATATTTTCCCAGGCATCAGCAAAACTGCTGCCTGCACTTATTTTTTCCTTGATGTAGTGATCGGTCATGGTGGTACGCAGTTGCCCCACGATGGTCTCTGGTCCCATGTTGAGAGCACGGATGGCCGACGGATACAGACTGTTCAAGTCAATGGCACCAATGTACTCGTGCATGCCACGTTTGGGAAAAGCCACATAAGCACCTGCGGCCTGTGTGTCACCTTGATCATCTCGGCTGCGTCGATTTGGTACCACCAACCCACGGCTGTGTGCTTCGTTAATAATAGCTTGTTCTGTAACTGCCACAGCACCCATAGTGGTGGGTAACAGCACTGTGTTGTCGTGTGCCAGTTCATTGGCCAAGTCTAGAAATCTCAGTTTCTTGTCCAACTTGCTCAACAACATGGTGTCTTGTCGGTTGTAGTCAATAAACTTGGGAAAATCTTTGTTGTACAATTGATCCAATGTGCCTTCATAGGCAACCTTGCTACCAACATCTTCATACTCACCGATGGCATCTAGGCTATAACTGTGACGTTCTTCATAGGTGTATTTGCGATACAACTGCATATAGTCCATGTGTACACGGCCAATCAAGTCAAAGGTCAAGTTCTCTGCACCAAAGCGTTCAAATGTGCGTTGCTTGGGAAACTGTCCCCACAAGCACATTCTGCGTGTGTCATCTTTGCTGAGCACACGATTGATACGCATGATGGTGTAAGGAATATCAAAGCCCTCTGAGTTCCACCCTGACATGATGTCAGCATCTTCGATCAGGTCAAGAAAGGTGTTGAGCATGTCTTCCTCACGCTCGAACAAAAAGCAGTTGTCAAATGATGCACAGACTTCTTCGGCGGTCTGCCATGAATAACTCTTGGGAGGAACCACCAAGGTCACAAGTCGATCCATCCAGTCTAAGTAGACTGAAATGGCAGTGATGGGATTGAATGGGTCTTCGGGTTTGCTATAACCGCGATCGGGATCGAAGTCTACTTCGATGTCGAAAAATGCTGTGTGAAGTTTGGGAGAATCCACGCCCAGATAGTTTTCTTCCAGGCAACGGAATATGGGATTGATGTCTGACTCCCACAGGCGTTTGTTGGAATTGATGCGTTGTTCTTTGTGGAATTCTTTACCGTTTTTTGTGGAAAAACGATTTACAGGAGTGTCAAAGATAGTGCGAAACTTGCCACGGGGATCGTCATAGTAAAACACATAGTTGGCCGGATACTCGCGATATACACGTTCTCCGTTGACTCGTTCTACCACGTGTATGCGATCTTTATCGCGATCAAACAATGCATCAATATACGACATTTGCTCTCCTGTGTGCAACTTTGAGCTTGCACTTACTCTACATGCTGGTTAAGCCAGCGACTCTGTACATTATACTATCTTACTTATCTTTTAGCAAGAGCAATATCAAAAGAAATTGCCTGCCGTGTGCCCATAAAGTCACATTTTGGAACAGAATGCACCATGTCACTGGGCCAGATCAACAGCATGCCTGATTCAGGCACAATGGTTTGAATCTTCAACTGATCGTGAAATTGCAAGGCACCCGAACCTGCGGGCACATTGACATAATAGGTACCGCTGAGAATCGAGTCTGGGTGATTGTGCGTGGCATGACACAGATCAGCGGTCATGGCAAAAGGCCATATGCCAATCAGCACTGCACGTTGTTGAAAGTTATTGTGGTGTTGCCGAAGATATGTGTCAGCGTGGTTGGTGATAAAACGTATGAAAAAATATTCTGCAACTGAGTGACAAAACAGATCAATCTGTTCAAGATCACCGGTGTTTCTTAAAAACCTCAGTTCATTGGTCCAGTTTAAATCTGCTGTGCTGTCAAACCAGGATCTGGCATGATTGACAAACTCTTGATCCTGATATTCGTAAATGGTCTGGTCAAACACTTCACGCAACACAGATGACCTACACGCTGGTTTTGATGATGAACCTGATCAGGCCAATGGCGTCAATAAAGATAAGAAAAGCATAGTTGGCCAAGAGACCAAAGCTACCACGTGTCCAACAGGTCCAGGCTGCTGCTGTACAACCTGATATAAAAATACTGTACAATGGGATTACAGGAATATCTGGAACACTTACTGCAAATATAATGGCACTGATCACACTACAGGCCCAGGAGAACACTTCGGCACAGAAACGCAAAGGCCATTCTGTGTAGTCTTTTTTTATGTACTCCCAGGTAGCATAGATCCAGTCACCAAACTGAAACATTATAGAGTTTTGCCCACAGTGGTCAAGATGTCATTGAGCGTGTCATGATCTTCATTGGTTTCGCCCAGTTTAGATTTTTGTGCAATCTTGATGGCTTTTTTAAGAATAGCCGGTTTGACTTCTAGTTCTTCAGCAATGGCCTTGACTGTGTCATTGAGACCTGCATTGAGATCTTCGATTTCTGTTAATACAGCCATGCCTTCGTTGATGATTTGATTTAGTTTGGCCTTTTGCTCGGCGCTGAACATGCGTGATGCCATTTGAGTCTCCTGATTGAAAAATGTATTATACTTTACTTATTTTGAAAACGCAAGAGCTCTTTGGAAAGTTCTGGTATGTAATCTTCCAGTTTGTGTTTTCTTGATTGATCCAATCGCAGATTAAACTCTGCAAATCGTTCCAATTTTTCAAAATCACACACAGGATTGGTAACATAATGAGCCCATAATTGATCAACGATGCTTTTGGTTCCGCGAGAGTAATTCACATAAGCATTGGTTTTTTTGCATCGTTCTAGAGATTCCAGTGCCAATTTGGTGTTTGGATGATTGTATGCAGACTGTAAATCGTCTTTGAATGTGTTGAACTGCAACATGACTGGAACGCCGGGGAATTCTTGATCTTGAAATTCCATTAATTTATACAAGCTGGTTATGTTGTATATGGACACCACTGAAATGAAAGCCACATGATGACCTTGGTCCATCAAGGCATGTGTATTTTTTACTATGTCACTGAAGGGTGCTGGCCAACGTATGTAGTCGTTGACCGACCCAACACCATCCAGACTTACACTAAATCCCAAATGTGAAAAATGTTTAAACAGGTCCATCAAGGTGTCGCTGATTTTCACAGCATTGGTATTGATCATAAACTCAAAATCAGTTTTTTTATTTGCAATACATTTTCTTAAAAAGTTGTACAGTTCGGGCATGATAGTGGGTTCGCCGCCGGCCACATACAGTCGTTCAACAGCATTGATATCCACTATATCAAATCCTGGACGTTGTTGATAATTACCAGTGACTTTTTCAAATCCCATCATGCCAATGGCCTTGAATTCTCGTTCGATCAAATGACTGTCTCTAGGCACACAAGATCTACATTGTATATTACATTTGTTGCTAGGACGTACTTCATAATATACCGGAGACTGAATCTTGTCAAGATCATCGAGGTTTTTAATGTTTAATTTTGAAGTCCACTCCACGGTTTCGTGTATCCTTGTGCCACGTCCGCCATTCTTTTCTATGTTGTAACAATATCCACAGTGATCAGGCAACAGCACTCCATCTATCATTTTTTGACGTATGGCCTGATAATCAGAATTGGTTTTCCAATCTACCAGTTTATCGATGTCTGTGACAGATTTGGTTGATCTAACACAGAGATTTGTTTGGTTGTGCCCGGTGGATACCAGATGTATAAAAGGATATATGCAAAAACTTTTATTAGTTTCTAATAGATCCTGGAAAAAATTTTTAGATATTAAAGTTGTAGTATCTTGAAAAATTACAGAATAATTTGATTCTTTGAGTATATCAATCAAATGCATGGTTTTAGAAAACAGCACAGGATGAGACCATTGTTCTTTGGGTTGATTTAATAATAATACATGATCAAACTTTTTTGATAATTTAATTATTTCGCCTGGTATTAAATCAGCCACTGTGGTATGATAATAGCCAACAGCCACATCAACGTCAATGTTGTCAACAAGTCCATGATTTATAGTATCATTCTCTTGAGCCAGGCCGGTTACTTTGACGTCAGTATCGGCAGAATTGTTACCCAGGCACAGTATTTTTTTATCAAACATAGAATATGTACTTATTGAGATACGCAACGAGAAAAATAATTGCTCACTTTCGGACTACTTAACGGGCACGACTCCGAGTAGTCTGGGCCAGCAGCCGGCCACACCACCGTAATTAAACGGGTCCTAAGGGTGTTCTATGTTTTTGATTTTTCGTACATGACAGTATCGGTGTCTCCCAAGGCCCATTTGGCATCAGTCTCCACACTCCATCTACGGGTTGCCACCTTGAAGTCTGGCTGTTTGAGAGTTTTGGGATTGCTACTGGGTTCTAGTATGATCAATCTGTTGTTGGGTTGTGCGGCGAACTGTCCATTGTCACAGCGTATAAAGTTATAGCTCTTGTGATCTTCCACATCTTCGCTGAATCCAGTATCCAGGACGTTAAAATCAGGATGTGCCGAATCCACAGTGAACATGTATTCGCCTGACATCCAACCACCATCTTTTAATTTAAACCGGCACTTCATACTCTGTAGTTGTGCTTTTTTGATCACAGTGATATCGTAACTTAGACAGTCCCATAACTGTAGATAATCTAAGGGCAAGGGCTCACCCTCAATG